ATGCCGCATGCTCAGTATGTCGTCAACGCTGGTGGCGAATTTGAACAGCACCATCCACAACAACAAGAGCAGATAAATCCCGAACACCGCATAGGTCAAGCATCGCGTTTTCTCTCTCATGCCCCAATTCTATCTCTCGATGACATCTAAAAAGACCCATGTCACGAAAACCACTACCCAAAAGGAGAAATACTCATGGCCACTATTGGTTTAGACAAGCTTTACTACGCCACTATCACCGAAGACCCCACCACTGGTGAGGAAACCTATGCCACCCCGAAATCCCTCGCCAAAGCCATCAGCGCTGAACTCTCCGTGGAGGTTGCCGAGGCAATCCTTTACGCCGACGACGGAGCATCCGAGATTGTCAAAGAATTCAAATCCGGGACACTGACTCTTGGCGTGGATGATCTAGGAGCCGAGGCTGCCGCAGTACTAACTGGTGCAACCTTGGATGCTAACGGTGTACTCATTTCTGCCTCCGAAGATGGCGGTACACCAGTTGCTATCGGATTTAGAGCTGCACGCTCTAACGGGAAGTACCAGTATTTTTGGCTCTACCGCGTCAAATTTGCTCTGCCGGGAACCACGCTGGCGACCAAGGCAGACTCGATCACGTTTTCTACGCCTTCTATTGAGGGCACGATCCTGCGCCGCAACAAACCAGACGCTACCGGCAAGCACCCGTGGAAAGCCGAAGTCACCGAAGGAGCCACCGGCGTGAAAGCTGAAACCATTACCAGCTGGTACAGCCGCGTTTACGAACCCGCCACAGCCACCAATCCAAGTCGTGCCACCAGCCACTAAAAGAAAAAGGGAGACAGTAATCATGGGAAAGAAAACTGTAGTTGCCAGTGTTGATTCGTCTCGTAGTGCGGTCATTAGTATCGGCGGGCAAGAATACGAACTGGTCTTGACAACTCGTGCAACCCGGTTGATCGCCAAGCGATATGGCGGACTCGAACATCTAGGTGATGCTCTGGAAACCTCCGAGGACGTAGGCAAATCCTTGGGTGAGGTAATCTGGCTCATCACCCTTCTGGCTAACCAGTCAGTGCAGATTCACAACCTCACACATCCAGACGATCAACGCACTGAACTAACTGAGGATGCAGTGGAACTGCTCACGGTTCCAGCTGATCTGACCGACTACCGGGCAGCAATCAGCGAAGCACTACAAAGAGGAACAAGACGAGCTATCGCCACCGAAGCACCGGCCCCAAAAGACCATGTCAAGGACGAGTCCTAGATAGCGACGAGGCAGCCTTCACCAGGCTTATCTATATCGGTTTAGCCCACCTAAACCTGAGTCGCGTCGAGGTTGAGCTGTGCGTGTTTGGTGAATTACTCGACCTCGTGGACTGCTGGCGCATAGAGACCGGACGGGCTGAGCAGAGGCGTGTTTGGTTTATTGATGATGTGATTCCAGCAGGTATCTAGGCATTTTGTGTAGCGAGAGTTATTTTGAGTCCTAGGGCTTTCATGATTTTCGTGATAGCCGCAAAGGACGGGTTGCCGTCTTTTGATAGTGACTTGTAGAGGGATTCACGGTTGAGCTGAGTTTCTTTAGCTAGCTGGCTCATGCCGTGTGCCCTTGCAATGTCACGCAAAACAACCTGTACGGTTTTCGTATCGCCGTCTTCGAGTGCGATAGCTAGGTAATCGTTCATTGCTTCTTGGCTATCGAGATATTTGCTTGCGTCGAACGCTGAAAATGTTACTTCCTTCATGACTGTTCCTCCCTTACCTGTTGTGCGAGCTTTTGAGCGGTTCGAATATCTTTAGCCTGGCTGGATTTATCTCCTCCGGCCAGCAGGAAAACCGTTACTGCGCCTAGTTGGGTGTAGTACACCCGGTAGCCGGGCCCGAAATGAAATCTCATCTCGTTAACTTTCTCGCCAACGGGTTTGATGTCTCCAATCATTTTTCCGTGTGCTTCGCATCGGGCTATTGCATGCAAAATGCGCCGCTGAGCATGTTTGTCTTTCAGCTCACCTAACCAAGCGTCAAACAAGCTACTGGAAATAATCTCCACACACCTAAGTGTAGCCTAAAAGCTACATGAGTCAAGAAGGGAAACACCTCTCATGGCCGACTCGTCTTTTGGTCTCAAGATTGGTTTGGAGGGTGAGCGGGAGTTTAAACGCGCGATCACCGACATCAACCGTGAAATGCGGGTACTCGGCTCCGAGATGAAGCTGGTCGCTTCCCAGTTCGACAAGAATGACCAATCTGCTGCAGCACTGACCGCCCGCAACCAAGTGCTGGGACGTGAGATTGAGGCTCAGCGTTCCAAGGTCGAAACCCTGAGAAGTGCGTTGGAGAATGCTGCTTCTTCGTTTGGGGAGAACGATTCCCGGACGAAGAATTGGCAGATTCAGCTCAACAATGCCCAAGCCACCCTCAACGGCCTAGAAGGCGAACTCAAAGAAAACAATGCGGCATTAGCGAAGTTCGGAGATGAGGCTAACGGCGCAGGTGATGACGCGAAAGATGCCGCCAAGGACACTAGCCATCTTGAGAATGCTGTAGATGATCTGGGTTCCGAGATGGATGACACGTCGGGCAAGACCCGCATTTTTGGTGACGTGCTCAAAGCGAATCTGGCTGCTGAGGCGATTGTTAGTGGGGTTAAGGCTATCGGGCACGCCATCGCGGGTATCGCTAAAGGCTTCGGGGCGGCGATGAAGGACGGGGTTGAGTACAACGCCCGGATGGAGCAATACACCACCTCGTTTACTACGATGCTGGGTGATCAAGCCAAGGCTCAGAAACTGGTTAATAACCTCAAGTTGGAAGCGGCTCGTACTCCGTTTGGGATGGAGGATCTAGCCAAGGCCACCCAAACGTTGATGGGGTTCGGCATGAGCGCTGAAGAATCCCAGGTACGCCTCAAACAGTTAGGTGATATCAGCCAGGGGGATGCTGGAAAGTTCGAATCCCTCACGTTGGCATTTGCTCAAATGAGCTCTACTGGCAAGCTTACTGGTCAGGATTTGAACCAAATGATTAACGCCGGCTTCAACCCTTTAGAGGAGATTTCCCGTAAGACCGGTAAAAGTATCGGTGAGCTCAAAGAAGAAATGGCTAAGGGCGCGATCAGTGCGGATATGGTTGCGGATGCGTTCGCTAGTGCCACAAGTGAGGGTGGCCGGTTTTATGGGGCGATGGATGCCCAATCCAAAACCTTCTCCGGTCAACTCGCTACGCTAAAAGACGGGGTCGATAACCTTAAAGGCTTACTTGCTGGAGGTTTGACCACGGCTTTGGCTGGCACGGTGATGCCGATGGTTAACGGCTGGGTCGACGAACTCACCGAAGCGTTCGAAACCGGGGGCGCACCGGCCTTTATCGACACCCTCGGACAGATCTTGAAGGAAGCTCTGGAGTTTATTTCTAGCCAGCTCCCGCAAGTGGTAGATACCGGGATGAGTATCCTCACCTCTTTGTTGGAGGGCATTATCGCTGTTCTGCCTTCCTTGGCAGGCACTGCCGTGACGTTGATTGTGGCATTGGTGGAAGCGATTATTCAGGCACTTCCGAGCCTGTTGGAGGCAGCGGTTCAGATTATCGCCACCTTGGTAGCTGGTATCGGCGAGGCTCTACCGGAGCTGATCCCGGCGGCGGTAGAAATGCTGATGACCATGATTCAGGGGCTCATCGATAATTTGCCACTTATTTTGGATGCAGCCCTGCAGTTGATTATTGGTCTGGCTGAGGGTTTGATTGCGGCTATCCCGGTGCTTGTTGAGGCTTTGCCGGAGTTGATTGGTGCGATTATTTCTTTCTTAATCGGGGCCGTCCCTCAGATTATCGAAGCTGGTATCCAGCTGTTAACCGCGCTGGTTGGTGCCTTGCCTGAAATTATTACCGCTATCACCGGGGCTTTGCCGTTGATTATTACCGCTATCCTTGGCGCGATCATCCAAGCAATCCCCCAGTTGATTAACGCGGGCGTGCAACTGTTGACGGCTCTTATAGGGGCGTTACCAACTATTATTAACGCGATTGTGGCGGCTTTGCCTCAAATCATCTGCGCCATATTGTCTGCTATTGGTGGGGCTATCCCCCTTCTTGTACAAGCTGGCATCCAACTATTAACCAGCCTCATTCGGGCTTTACCGACCATTATCGGCACTGTAGTTTCGGCTATCCCGAGGATTATTTACGGCATTGTTCGAGCAGTGATGGGCGGGGTCGGGCAGATGATCTCAGCTGGGGCATCCCTGGTTTCTGGGTTATGGCAGGGTATTCAGTCACTAGCGGGCTGGTTGTGGAACCGGGTCGCTAACTGGGTGTCTTCAATCTGGAATGGGATTCTCGGATTTTTCGGTATCCATTCTCCTTCTAAGCAAATGGCGTGGGTTGGTGACATGCTAGTTGCTGGTCTTGCCGGAGCAATAACCACGCGCGGCCATAAGGCCGCCGATGCGGCAGCAACCATGGCAAAAGACACCATGGACGCTATGGGCGAGTTAACTAACGGGGTTAACGTACCTATCAAGGTCAGTAGGGATTTGTCATTGCCAAGTACCGATCTGACCCCTGCCCTAGTTAAGCAAACATCGCAAACTGAAAAGGAAACTAAAACTCGCAGCGTTGATGTTCAAGGGGTAGCAGATGCTACAGCTGCCCGGATTCTTAAGGGTTTGGATATCAAGGTTGTTTTAAGTGATGGGACGCTGGTCGGCAAACTCGCACCCAAAATTGATCAGCAACTATCACGGCTATCTCGGCGTAACAATCTTTTAGCTGCGGGGGTGTAAATCAATGTACGGGTTTTTTCTCGACCATAAGGTTAGCTCTAAAAGCCTGGGTATCCGTTTTTGCGCACCTGTAGAAATCCCTACTGCCGCCATGGGGATAGATGATATTGAGGTGTCAGGGCGGGCCGGTACTCTTACCCGCTTTAAAGGGTGGCAAGATGGCGAAATAACTCTGAAACTAGCGGTGCGTGGCGGGCTGGAAGCATTCCGCAAAGCCGCCTACGCGCTGACTGGGGCCCACACGATTGGTTTTAGCGGCGAGCCTGGCATGTTCAGGTATCTTAAACACGTCAAAATATCACCAGCAGTGCCTTCGCTGTCCACTTGGGTAATGTTTGAAGCCGAGCTTTGTTGCCAGCCGTTTACCTACCTGGAAACCGGGCTTAAACAGCTAACTTTAAACGCTTCGGGCACGATTACTAATCCTGGTCTTTTAGCTTCCGATCCGGTAATAACTGTTTTTGGTACCGGGGAGTTGGAACTAAAAATAAACGATACTGCTTTGATAGTTTCTGCTCCTAGCGGGCAATTAACTATCGATAGTCCCCGGCTTACAGCCCACGTTGCAGGTAAAACCCAAACCAACGGAATCTCGGGGGCATTCCCGCAACTTTCTCCTGGCACTAACCACATCGAGCTGGGCACAGGTATTTCAAGAATCGAAGCCCAAGGTAACTGGCGTACCTTGTAGAAAGGACTAACCCATGATTACGATTCATGATCGTAGCGCTAGGGATTTTACTGCCAGTGGGTTAGCGGTGCTAGATCGCCACGTTATCGACCCGATGGTCACTCAGGAACTAAACGGCAAGTTTTCCCTAACATTTTCCTACCCCTTTGATGGGCCAGCAGCGAACCTGTTGGTAATAGAAAACATCGTGGCCGCCCCGGTTCCAGGAATAAACCTCCGGCAAGGATTTCGTATCAGCGAGGTCACCACCAGCCTTGACGGGATACTCGAAGTAGTTGCCCATCACGTATTTTATGACCTTTCTGCCAACCTTATCGCTGACACCTATGTGGTAAACAAAACCGCTAAAGCAGCCCTAGATCAGCTGCTAGGGGCAGCCAATAGCCCGCACGGTTTTAGCGCTAGCAGTTCAGATAACTCCCATCGTGCCTCTGCCCGCATAGTTAGAACCCCACTCAGCGCGGCTCTGTTAGATGACAGCGACAACAGTTTTATTTCGCGTTGGGGCGGCGAGCTTACTTTCGATAACTGGCATATCCACCACGCGCCGCGCATAGGTGCTAATCATGGCGTGGTTATAAGGGATCGTAAAAACCTGTCCGGATACGAATCGAGCCTGGACTACACCACCATAGTTACCCGGATTTTGCCGGTTGGTTACGACGGTCTGCTCCTACCTGAACTGTACGTGGATTCTCCGCGCATAGGTGATTATGTTGCCCCGCGCATCAAGGTCATCCGCTATGGGCAAGTCAAAGCCATCAAAGACCCAGACAAGCCACGCGAGGACGAACTGCCCCTAGAGCAAGCACACGCATGGCTGCGCGCCCTAGCCAAAAGCGAGTACACACTAGGCCTAGTTGATCAGCCATCTTGTGCCTACAAGATTTCATTTGTTGACCTTGCCTGCACCAAAGAATACGCAGATCTGCGCGAGGTAGAAACCCTAGCCTTGGGTGATAGCGTGACCGTACGTCACAGCGACTTAGGCGTGGAGTTAACCTCGCGGGTCCTGGCCTATGACTACAACCCGCTTGACCAAGAATATATAAGCATTGAGCTAGGAAGCACCGCCCCTAAATTCACCGACATCACCCACACCATCACTACTGCCCGCAGCGAGGCTATCCAAGCCCAGCAGGTGGCAAGTATTGCGCTAGCTAGCGCGGATGGGAAAAACACCAACCACTATGGCACCACCCAACCGGTATCCGCGCGGCTTGGAGATGTGTGGTTTAAAGACAATGGTGAGCAAGTAGGAATCTGGATCTATAAGGCCACCGATACTGGCCAGCCTAGGTGGGTCAGTCTTGCCACCGATTTGAACGCGGCTCAACTGGCGGCGAACCTGCAAGCAGCTAAAACCCAGATCGCGCAAGCAAACGCTAGCGTTGAGCAAGTCCAAGCAAGCCTTAAACAAACCCAAGGCGAGCTAGTAAAAACCAGTAGCGATACAGCGACTGCAAAAGCTCAAGCCGAAAAAGCTCTCCAGGATGCTACCAGTACCCAAAATGCTCTAGAAGCGTTCAAAGTGCAGGTAGCAGATGAAACCAAAAACATTAACTCCTCCTTGACGATGGTTTCAGACAACGTGAACCTGAGAGTTAAAAGAGCCGAGATTATTACCCAAATCAATCTGTCGAATGAAACCGTGCTGATTGATGCAGCAAAAGTACACATCAGTGGGCAAACCTCAATAGATGATGCCGTAATCGGTACCGCAATGATTGCCGATGCGGCTATCACTAACGCTAAAATCTCTCAGCTGTCCGCCAATAAAATAACCACCGGTACCCTAGCGTCCGCGCGGATTGCCGCCGGGAGCATCACTAGCGATAAGCTCACGATCGCTAACGGATATATCCAAACAGTCATGATCCGCGACGCTGCTATAACTTCAGCGAAGATTGCTTACATAGATGCCAGCAAGATCACCACTGGTCTGCTTGATGCCAACCGGATCGCAGCGGCATCCATTACGGCAGACAAGCTTTCCGCTAACGCTATCCAGGTTGGTCTTGCCGGGTGGACAAGTAATATTCGGATCAACCCCACCCAGATCTCTTGGTATAACGGTTCGGAACTGGAAGGGAAAATCGCTAGTACCGGGATGCAGTTTTGGTACGGGAATCGATATATCGGACAGTTAGGCAGGGGCCATAAAAAGGATCATGAGGAAATAGAGGGTATCTCCACGTCGCTAGCTAACGAGGGTGACTATGTTGCCTGGACCTACCAAGATGCTCCAAACGGGGACTATTTCACGTGTTTGACCCTAGACCCAAAGGGAAGGTTTTATGATTCGGCTGGCATCCATCTTGGGGCTGATCTGCGCACGAATGGATACAAGTTCTATACCACCGAAAACAGATCGGTCACCTTGGAAGATTGTGTACTAACCGATAGGGGCACGCATCCAGGATGGGTCGGGCCGACAAAGCTAGCCAAAGTAGTATTCCACACCTATGACGTCATGATCGTCACCAACGGCACGTTCTATAACATGACCCGACTTTTCGACCGGCTCTCAGACCTTATGAGCCGGGTAAACGGGCTCATCGGACTGCTTAACCAGGGATGGATCAGCACCATAACCTCCAAAGCGGATGGCACCATCTCCTGGACCTACTTCCATAACACCGGGTATCAACCAATGTCCACCAACACTGCCTAAACCAGGCTGGATTCAAGAAAGGAATACGTCATGAAAATTTGGATAGCTAACAAGCACCTAACCGGACTAACAGAACTATTAGCAGCTATGAGTCTTAAACCTGGCCCTTCTAGAGCTAGAACCAAACTGCTAGACCTAGTAAGACAGGCAGCCAAGCGTTTTAGCGATGACGAATACGAACTGGTAACCCAATACGCCTCCCTAAACGAAAACGGCAAACCCCGCATCGATCCTGGGGGAACATTCACCCTGGCATGCCCAGAAAAAGCCCAAGAATTCTTCAGTGCCCGTCAAAGCCTATTCGATTCCCTGGCCGAAGTATCTGGGCCTACCTACCAAAACCATCTCCAAGAAGTAAAAAGCCTAATAGAAACCTATGACGGTGAGCTAGCCGGGCAACAAGCAGAAGCATTCTGTGCGTTAAGCGAAGCAGTAGAACAAGCCATAAGCAAAGGAGAAACCTCATGATTGAGCAAGCGATAATCCCGATCTCTTCTGACCCGAAACCAGCCCCGCCAGGAAAAGCAAAAAACACAGACAATCACGTAATGGTGATACCCAGGAAAAACACTATGGATATCACCCGCCTCACGCTGCAAGCCCTAAAACGCCCCCAAATACAAACCGAATAGCGCCGCCTTGTTTAAAGTTTCAATGCCTGCCTTGTGCAGGCATTTCCTATATCCGCAATCCCCCAGGCTTGTGCTAACCCGTTAACTATTTTGAAAGGACAGCAAGAATTTTGTCTATCAAAACCATTTGGACGCTATTCCAAGGCGCCATCACCGCTATAGGTGCTTGGCTAGGAGCCTTTCTCGGTGGAACCGATTCCCTGCTCTACGCCATCGTAGCCTTCACCATCATCGACTACGCCACCGGAATACTAGCCGCAATCAACGCCCACAAACTATCCAGCTCGGTAGGGTTTCGCGGTATCGCCCGCAAAATCCTAATCTTCACCCTCATCGGACTAGCCCACCTGCTCGATGTGCATGTTCTTGGCACCCCCGGAGTGCTACGCACCGCCACCATCTTCTTCTACCTATCCAACGAGGGCATCTCCGTCCTCGAAAACGCTGCACTGTTAGGTCTGCCGATCCCGGGCGGACTAAAACAAGCATTAGACACAATCAAGCAAACCGGTCAAAACCAGCCCGCCTTCAAAACCAGTTCAACACCACCTGCTCGGGCGAGCAGTCCAGATAAATACTCCCCGCCAACCCCTCACGAAAACCAGATAAATCCAGGCAAATATCTGCCCCAACACGCCCTGCCCGACGAAATAGAAAAGCCATGAAAACCTGCTCGAAAACATTCCTTAAATTCCTGGCACTCCTAGCAGTCTTAACGCTACTTACCGCCGGGATCTGGCTCCTTTTCGCCTTATTCCTTTCATGGATACTGACCCCGCTTATCTACCTGATCGCACTTTTTATCCTGGCCACCGGCTAAACCAACCAAAAAAAGAAACGGAGAACCCAAAATGAAGAACTGGAACACCCTAGAAGCTGACCTGAACCTGTTAATGAACAAACACTTCACCAAAGGCAGACAAGGCCGATCCATCAACAAAATAATCCTGCACCACAACGATGGAAACCTTTCCATACAAGGATGCTGGAACGTATGGCAAACCCGACCCGCCTCCGCGCACTACCAAGTAGAAACCAGTGGCCGCATCGGCCAACTCGTCTGGGACCGGGACACTGCCTGGCACGCGGGAAATTGGGTAGCCAACACCACCTCGATTGGAATCGAACACGCAGACGCATCCACCCACCCCTACCGTATTTCCGATGACTGCCTAGAAAACGGTGCCCACCTCGTGGCCGCGATCTGCCGGTACTACAAGCTCGGCCGACCGGTCTGGGGCAAAAACGTGTTCGGACACCGCGACTTTTCCGCAACCGAATGCCCCGCCTCCATAGCCGGATCCCAACACGCAACCTACATGGCCAGAGCCTGCTACTGGTACGACCAAATGAGCGGCAACAAACCCCAGGCATCATCTGCCGGTAAACCAGATATTGAAGCACTAGCCAACGCAGTTATCCGCGGCGAATACGGCAACGGAGACCAGCGACGCGCACGCCTAGGTAGCCTCTACGACGCCGTGCAACGCAGAGTTAACGAAAAACTCGGGGCACGATCTACGCCGACCGCACCAAATATTGATGCCTTGGCAGACGCTGTGATTCGAGGAGAATACGGCAACGGCGCTACCCGCCGGGCACGCCTGGGAAATCTTTACAACCAGGTACAAGCTAGAGTGAACCAAAAGCTTGGCTGCTGATCCATTAACTATTTTCTTTTCCGGCCCCGCCACCATCTTCTGTTCGGCAGATGGTGGCGGGGCCTTCTTTGTTTGTAGGGGTGCAGGTTAACTTTCTGATCCTTTCTGGCCTTCTTTCAGGAGGTAGAAACATCGTGACAGTTTTCAATGACACAACAAAAGCTCAAGTGCGTTCTCTACGAAAAGTTGGAATGCCCTTGGCAAAGATCGCTAGTGAGCTTGGACTTAACGTCAATACCGTCAAAAGCTGGTGCCGACGCAACAACATCACACCATCTAGCACCAACAAAACTGTGGTGAGGGTAGCTGACGTGGTGGGCTGCCTGATATGCGGAAGTGAACTAACAATACGCCAATCTCGGTTTTGTAGTCAGTCCTGCCGACGGGCCTGGTGGAAAACCCACCCAGACCAGATCAACCGCAAAGCGTTCTACACCTTTACCTGTGCTCACTGTGCAAAACAATTCACCGCCTATGGAAACGCTAAACGTAAATACTGCTGCCATCCTTGCTACATTCGGCACCGCTTTGGAACCCAAGGTGGGCGCGGGTGACCGCCATGGATATTGATGCGGAGATCGCGCTCATAAGGACAGTGGCCTTCATCGACCACCTCACCGATAAAGGCACGCTAACACCCACAGAAGCACGCAGCGTTCTCGGCGCGCTGGAAAGCAAATCTAAGGCACTAATCGGTTCATTGTTATTAAGGGTTCGACTTGATAAACACCAAGATTAGAGCATATATGGATACAACGCGAAACAGTACGTGACAAGCAATAACAATAAAGGAATACGAGAGTAGATAGCATGGTTAAAACGACGCCACAACTGAAGAAAATTACGGTCAAGCCAGCCAAACCCAGGCTGCTTCGCGTCGGCGCCTATGCCCGTGTCTCTACCGAGCACGACCGTCAGCTTTCCTCCATAGCTGCCCAGGTATCGCATTACTCGCGTCTTATTCAATCCACCCCAGGTTGGGAATATGCCGGGGTATTCATCGATGAAGGAATCACTGGCACCACCACCAAGAAACGTGAAGGCTTCAACGAACTGATGAACGCCGCTCGCTCGGGAAAAATCGACGTGATCCTCACGAAATCAATCTCACGGTTCGCCCGTAACACTCTCGACCTACTCCAAGCTGTACGTGAACTGAAATCCCTCGGTGTAGCTGTAAAGTTCGAACGAGAAAACATAGACACCACCACAGCTGACGGAGAACTCCTACTGACCCTGCTAGGATCATTTGCCCAGGAAGAATCCCGGTCAATATCGCAAAACGTCAAATGGGGAATCCGAAAAAAATACGCCGACGGGCAACTACATTCACGCCAACCCTACGGCTACCGCTACAGCGAAGGCGAACTACACATCATTGACCACGAAGCCACGGTCGTCAAACGGATCTTCAATGAATTTCTAGCAGGAATAAGCCCAGAAAAAACCGCAGCCAGACTAAACAGTGAGGGAATCAAACCCCGCTATACAAATAAATTCCAAGGCAAAAGACTACGCACAATACTAGAAAACGAGGTTTACATCGGTAACGCATCACTGCAAAAAACCTACCGCCCCCAGATCGCTAATCACTGCACCAAACCAAACCAAGGCGAACTACCACGATTTATCGTGGAAAACTCCCACGAACCAATTATCGACCACCAAACCTTTAACGCAGTCCAAATAGAACTCGCCAAACGCCGCAAACACGGACGGGCAGCAAGCCCAGGGACAAGCACTAACGCGTTTACCTCCCACATAGTTTGCAGCGTGTGCGAAAAAAAAATACCATCGCCGCACGAAAAAACGTGGCAACCGATCCAGGAAAATTTGGTGGTGCGAAACAGCAACCAAAGGAAAAGGTAACCCCTGTCGAGCACCACAACTTCCAGAAACCATACTGAAAACCATCTGCCTGGATCTACTCGGACTTACAGATTGGGACGATACGCAAATATTGACCAAACTCGACAAAATCACCGTTTTCCCCAACCGCTACCTCACCTTCACGCTAACAAACCAAAACGAACCAGTAATAGTTGACCTAGCACAATGGAGGAAACCCAGTGACTGCCACCGCAACAACCAGGCGTAAACGAGTTACCGCGATCCCAGCAACCAAAACACTAAGACACAATGCCGACAGTTTTAGCCACGCAATAAAACGTCGGGTTGCCGCCTACGCGCGGGTCTCCACCGAACAAGAAGAACAAGCCTCCTCATACGAAGCTCAAATCGACTACTACACCCGCCACATACAATCCAGAACCGACTGGGAATTCGCTGGCATGTACGCTGACGAAGGCATCACCGGCACCAACACCCGACATCGTCAAGGATTCAAAACCATGATCGCCGACGCACTCGCCGGCAAAATCGACCTGATTCTCACCAAGTCCGTATCCCGTTTTGCCCGTAACACCGTCGACACCCTCACCCATGTACGTCAGCTCAAGGAAGCAGGAGTAGAGGTGTATTTCGAGAAAGAAAACATCTGGACCTTGGACTCAAAAGGCGAACTACTCATCACGATCATGTCCAGCCTGGCACAAGAAGAATCACGCTCCATTTCTGAGAACGTAACATGGGGACACCGCAAACGCTTCGCCGACGGAAAAGTCATGGTGCCCTACTCCTCGCTACTGGGATACAAGAAAGGCGAAGACGGTGACCTTGCTGTTGACGAGACTCAGGCACCCACCGTGCGCCGTATCTATGCCCGCTTCCTCCAAGGAGCCACCCCGCAGACAATCGCAAAAGAACTCACCACCGACCAGATTCTCACGCCACACGGTAAACACATCTGGTCAGCCAGCACCATCCGCTCCATCTTGACCAACGAAAAATACAAAGGCGATGCGCTACTACAAAAAAGCTTCACCACCGACTTCCTGACCAAAACCAAGAAAACCAACGAGGGCGAAGTACCCCAATATTATGTGACCGGAAATCACGAGCCAATCATCGAACCCGCTACCTGGGAGATCGTGCAAGCAGAACTAGCACGCAGATCAGGAAAAGGAACCGCCTCCACCCATCCGTTCGCCACCCGGATCAAATGCGCAGATTGTGGCGGCTGGTACGGACGTAAAGTCTGGCACTCAACCAGCAAATACCGCCGCTACATCTGGCGCTGCAACAACAAATACAAGCCCGGCTACCACTGCACAACCCCACACGTCACCGAACAACAAATCAAAGAAGCCTTCGTCCACGCCCTAACCGAACGAGTCAAAGATAACGCCACCCTCGATCACGTGATACAGCTACTTGACGACACGGTATACGACACAACAGAACTCGAAACTCGGCAAACCAAAATCGCTAAAAAGATGGAAGAAACCGTGGCGTTAATAAACCAGCTAATCACCGAAAACGCCACCACAGCACACGACCCAGACGAATACGACCAACGCTACCACCAACTCGAACAACGCTACCAACAGCAAGAAAAAGAACACCAAACAATCACAAACAAGATCGCAGACCTCACCACCCGCCGCGCACAAGCCGCCGCAGCCCGCGACTATCTAGCAACCCAGCCACCACTCGAATACAGCGACGAAGCGTGGAATATCTTGATCGAGCAAGCTGTGTTAAGCCCTCAAAGCAAAATGAAAATCGTGTTCAAGAGTGGAGATTAAGGAGATCAAGCGGAGCAGAGGTAGCTTTTACCTCATCATTGCGTACAGAGTAGACAGGGGATCTTAGTTCTAGACGGTTCAAATTCAAGTTATGCCGAATCACAGTTTCCGAAAGAGACTTGCGATGATGACTTTCTGGATTATTGGGGCAACATAACCCGCATTGAGCAGTGTAATTACCGGAAGGTGTCTTGAACCTAACAAGTTAGAATGAACAAGAAAAGGGTGTGCGGGCGCGAGTAACCCTGGAGCGACCGATGGTATACCACGCATCTTCAAGCGCGTATCCATCCTGAAGATAGGGTAAAAGCTCCTGAATGTACTGCAGGCCATCAGATGCATAGATCTGCCACAATGTGCTGACTACGGTATGTACGCCCCTGCGTGACGCAAACGTAGCAGGTGATACGCCTGAGAGGAATATTCCGTCGCGACCACCTTCGCAGGAGATGAGAACCAACTCGCGTAAACCCCGGAGATCTGCGTACTCTATTTGTTCGCCTGTCAGTAGCTCATCTTTGCCGAGAACAAAGGCGGAGTTTTTGAAGTCGATAGGGTCGCTGCTGCTGTGTCCGTAGTAAATGACGCGGTCGCTATTTTCCAGGACTGATAAGAAATCATCACTAGTAAGATCCAGCTCGTCCTCGCTCGAGAACCGATATACCCGTTCTTCAGAGAAACCGCATTTTAGCCAAGTGTAAATGACTTCTTCGGACTCGCTAAACGAGATGTCGATCAGTAAAGATGATCCCTCGGGGGAACTGCTGTCTGAATTGCAAGATAGCGACTCTTTTGGCTTCATCCACCGAACATTTTGAAGGCTCAAGAGGTGACCACCTAGACCTGTCGGCAGCGTATGCCACGGAATCCACGAGCAGAGGCCGATAGGACAGAGGACAAGGGATTGTGCATTTGTCTGTGCCAAAACTTGAGAAATTGGGCGAAGCGCTTTCGCTAATTTCTTTCTGTGCGAGGGCATTTTCTCAATGTCGCCAGATTCTGACGAGTCGATGAATCCCAACAAATCCGGCATGGGGACAGGGACTTGTACGTAAGATAGGCGCTCGTTTTGACGCAGCAAACAAAATATTCGGCTACTCGATCCCAGAAATAGGGTGGCTCTTTCAGTACAGTCAGGCGCAGACATACCTTGAATGCTCAAATAGACATCTAAAATCTTCTGGGACAGATGGATATCGTTGTTATCAGCAGCGTCTGAAGCAGCTGAAGAAAATGGGATAAGAAGCATGGCACGTAAGCCCGCCATGGAATCAGGTGAATCCCCAAGCTCCTCAGCGATTTCCTGAATGTTGGATAGCTCTGATTCTATAAGCTCAGCAGACCCGCCCAACTGGAGCTTCGTCAAGGATAGGCCAAGCGCGTCCCACGTTGCCCCCATATCACTGTTAGGAAGTTCAAGAATCGTGGAGTAGTCGGCAGAAGTGAGTTCACCGCATTTTTCTAGAATGCGCATAGCCTCTAGCTGAGACCACGCTGCATATCCGCCCGGGTCGTCACCTCGACTCACAGTCTTACTTTGGGCTAGCAGTTTTCTTGCGTCACCGGCGATTTGTTTTAAGGCATCGAGTCGTCTGCCTTCGTTAAGAGTGTCAGCGAAATGGGTGAGCGTTTCTAAATAAATTGCCTGAAGCTCGAGCTTTATGGGGTGATTTTCTGGGGCGATTAGTAGATTCTTAACAAGATTTGAAATCTTTACCATTCGCGCCTTAATGGTTTGAGACTCGATTTCACCCCAATCGGAATGGTCGTCCTTGGGTAATACTGGTAAGTACTCGGAAAGGCTGAGGAACTGAAGATTTGCCTTCATGATTTCATAGACTATGAGAAATGATGTGTCTGCGTCTGCGTAAGCTCGGTTTTCATCGAAGGCATTAGAAGCGCTCTGGATATTGCTCATCAGATCCAACAAGACGTGACGCGGATTGCCCGCCCCGATACGAGAGTATTTTGCTCTGATACGAGCCGCGTTTAAGCTTTCGGTTGCGCTGACAAGCACGTTTTGTTCGTCCAT